CGATGAGGGCGTTGATCTAGTGGACGATAATCATGCCGATGCAATCCACTTGCTGCGCTATGCGATTAGTTTGGAAGGTGATTGATGGTTATTGATGATAGGCGTTATATCTTTGATGTATATCACGCGCTTTACGAGATTTGCATTAGACCTGTAATTGTTGATGCTGCTTACGAAGCTGTGTGGAAAAAGCCACAAACAAAAGCCGAAAAGAACCAGGCCAGATTAAAACAGCTGCGCGGACGCGCTGGGCGGTGGGCTTGAACGAAGCTGAAAAGTGGCTAAAGAAGTTGGTCGGCGATCGATACGTAGAGCCGAAAGAAGAAACCGAAGTGCTTGAGTCATGGCAGTACGGCAATCCAGAAAGTGTGCTTGAGCGTAAGCAGGGGATGAAAATAGCGCGGGATAGGAAGTTAAAGAAAGGTGGTGGGAATGGACACAAATAGAATTATGAACGCAGCGCTTCAGGCAGGCTGGAATTTATCGCAAGCAAAATATGATTTTGGATTGCTGCAACGATTTTTGCATTGTTATGAGAATAATAAAGCCGAAGCCAAAGCAGACCCCGAAGCATGGCGCGAAGAGTACCGCAAGAAGCAAGCGGCTGGGGTGAAGTTTGAAAAGATTGGGCAAGGGGGTTTGGTTTGGTTGCCTTACGTAGGTGGATTTGAAAATGGCATTAAAAAAGACTACCGCGAAGTGCCGCAAGAAGATGTGAGTGAATCATTTGATATTGGTGCATCACTGCTTAGACATGCAGTTGTTGCAGATGGCAGAAATACTACTGCTGATGACTTACGCCGTGGGGCGGATATATTAAACGACCTGAGAAGTTGGAAGCCAACAATACCACCCCACGCAGCAGAGCGCGCATTGTGGAAAGCGCAGAGGGAGGCTGGGACTAATGAAGTGTGGCAGTGGGCTTATGTAGACGACCCAAAGAAAATTTGGACTGATATTAGAGTTGATCATACACCAACATGGCAGAGAAGCTTTATATACCGCGCCAAACCCATGAAGCTGACCGCTAGGATTTGTATGGTAGGGAAAGCATACCCAATGTCTTACATTGGCCAAGACTGGGAATTCACCGGAACACGCGAAGAATACCGCGCCGAGTGTGAAAAGTACGGCTATGCCATATTGAGCGAGATCAAGGAGGTTGTGGAGAAGCCTAAGACGGTGAAGTATTACTTTTGCATGTTCCAAAGAGCAGACGGAACAATTGGGTGCCATTTTGACGTTAATCAAGAAAAGCTAAAGACATTTTTTGGGGACATCATCATCGGCGACATTGAAGAGAGGGAGGTAGAGGCATGATAGTTGGAAATCTTTACTTGGTAGATGTTTGTATGGATCACAAAATTGTCGATGAAACATCGGTGTCACGATTTCTGATGGTTGCCGAAAACGAAGAGGAGCTTGGTTCTAGGTTTAATTGTCAGTTTGACGTATCTGATTACAAGTCAGTCAGAATTACCAATGTGCAAAAAATAAAGCAAAAAATGCACATGCTGAGCACTCGAATAGAACCGGCAAGAGTACACGGGCAGGTTGTTAAAAGGGCAGAAGGATCAAAAAATGTTTTACAAAACAACTCAATGAAGGATTTAAGTGAATACAACCCTAAGATTTACGCCATAGGTATTTCGACAACAATTGTTGCCGCCGACCAATCTCATGCGATGAGAAAGTTAGGGTCTTACCTAACAATATCAAACACTTTAGGAGGGTCAAAATCAAATTCGCCACTATCAGAGAACTCTAAAATATTGATAGAGGAGGTAGCAAAGTCAAGTGGGTTTGCGATGCCGCGAGATGTTTCAAATGGGGCAGAAAGAGCTCATATGGTGAGGGGTTAAATGAAAGGAAGCGAATTGATAGACGATAACCAGTTATTTAAAAGCGCGCACGCAGCGATGGTTTTTGCATTTAATTACAAAGGTGCTCCGTCATTATCCGTAATGAACAGAATGGGGCAAGAGCCGTCAGGAATGCCGGGTAAGGGATTGTCCGGGCTGGATGGGGCAGCAATGGCCGGAATTATCCGGTGCAAGTTAAGTTCATTGGGGCGGCTGCATGAACAAATACTCATTGCTGATATAGCACCGCGATCATATCCTTGTCCGTGCCGTAGTTACTGTTGCTCAGGGTTTACCAGGTCGCAAGAGTGGACGGATGCGATTAGCTGGTTATCTGATATTGTTAGGGAGCCGCTTGAAGGGCACAGGACTAATCACCCGATAAGGCGCGCATGTGTCGAGGTGTACTTTGGTGCCAAGATCACCGCGGTTAAGATTGCTCATGACCTCGATGTATCAGAGGACACGGCTGGCGCAATGATACGCAAGGTAAGGCGTTATCTAAAGAGCGAGCATGAGAGGGCGCTGATTGGGGCGGATAATGTGCTTGAGTGCTTGGTCGACAGAGAAAATATACTTGTGAGTGCTTAATTATTGACAATTCGGATAAAGTATCCTAATATGGCAGTCATATAGTTATTCTTTTTTGCACGTCCAGACAAAGCCGACATTTAACCGTGTTGGCTTTTTGTTTGATTAACGATCTTGCAGATGTTCGGCAAGATCAAGTCTGCGCTCTAAGTCACAGATTTTATCTTGTGCCTCCCAGAGCGCTAAAGCTGTTGCAGGCATTTTACGCGTACCTAGCTCCCAGTTTTGCCAAGTGCGGTAACTCGATGCTTTGACGCGCAAAGCGGCCTGTTCTTGGTCGAGGCCAGCCGCTTGCCTTATTGCTAGGATTTTGGCTGGGGTTGGTGATGGTAACTTTCTCATGCGATGCCAATATTATGGCTGTGTATTTTTGTTAAGCATTCTCCGCATACTACAAAATACGTTTTACTAAATTCTTTTTTGCAACCTCCGCAAGTTGTCCGCTCAAAAGATGCATATAGATCATTAAGGTCTTTTTGCATCTTATCTGCAAAAGCTACTCTCCGCGCCCTGGCGGAAAAGCGAATGTGTGCAAAAATAGAGATGATGCGTTGTGATTTTTTATTTGTTTTCATTTCAATCTCCTTGTTGCCGCACGGGGCGGCGGGTTGGTTGGGCAGTCATTTAGTATTGTTCGTAAAGTTTTGGGGCGTCTTGTTTATTTATTAAAATAAGATTTATGGTTTCAGCAGCCGGGTTTTCGGCATAATAAAAATTACCGTCTTGGCATTTGTATGTGGTTTTTGTTGGCGCATAAAAATTGTCCGTAAGCTCAGACTTAACGATCATGTGCTCACCGTTATATTTAATCCACTTTCCGCGATATCGTTCCATTTTGATTCCCTCGTTTTCGGCTAGCACCATTGCTTGCCCGATGTAGTGATTATACACTCAATGAGTGCGTAAGCAAGCATTATGTGTAGTATTTATTGATGTAGATCAACAATATGAAAGAAAAAATATAAAGTGTCTGCTAACAGACAGCAAACAGATAAGCCGAAGCGCAAAGCGCCTAAAACCGCTTTTAAAAAAGGTGTAAGCGGAAATGCTAGTGGGCGACCTAAGCGCACCCCGGAGGAATTTGCATTAGTGCAAGCGTGTAAAGATAAAACGCCTGCCGCACTGAAAGTTATTGAGTCGATCATGAACAATGGTGAGAACGAGCGCAACCGCTTGGCCGCTGCTCAATCTATTATTGAGCGCGGTTATGGTAAGCCATTGCAGCCGCTCGAGCACTCAGGTGATGCAAACAGTCCGCTGCAAATAATACAGAGAATCGAGTTAGTTGCTCCAGCCAACAACAGCTAGGATTGAGCTACCCCCTAAATTAATCCCGCTATTTACAGGGGAGGCAGACACAAGGGCTGCATGTGGCGGTAGAGGGAGCGCTAAGACGCGATCATTCGCGAAAATGACCGCTGTACGTGCGTATATGTGGAGCCGGGAGGGCAGGGAAGGCATTATCCTGTGCGGTCGCCAGTTTATGAATTCGCTGGATGATAGCTCGCTTGAGGAAATAAAGTCTGCAATCCGTTCGGAACCATGGCTGCTGGACTACTTCGAGATTGGCGAAAAGTACATCAAAACAAAGTGCGGGCGAATTAAGTATTCGTTTGCCGGACTTGACCGAAATATATCCAGTATTAAATCTAAAGCAAGAATCCTGTTGTGCTGGGTTGACGAAGCCGAAGAAGTGCTTGAGGAGTCATGGCAGGTACTAATCCCTACTATACGGGAAGAGGAAAGCGAACTTTGGGTAACATGGAACCCGCGCAGACCTGGAAGCGCGACTAATAAGCGATTCAAAGAGACAACCGACCCGCGTACAAAGTGCGTAACAATCAATTGGCGTGATAACCCGTGGTTCCCTGATAGGTTGAATAGGGTTCGGTTGCAAGATCAGCAAGAGCGACCAGACAGCTACGAGCATGTTTGGGAGGGTGAATTCCTCAAGGCCATGACTGGCGCATACTTTGCCAGTGCGCTGACAAAGGCGAGGCAAGAGGGGCGCATATCCAAAGTTGCCCCTGACCCGCTAATGACTATCCGGTTATTTTGCGATATAGGCGGCACCGGTGCCAGAGCTGATGCGTTTGTAATCTGGGCAGCGCAATTTATCGGCAAGGAAATACGGGTGCTTAATTACTATGAGGCAGTCGGGCAGGACTTGCCAACGCACCTTGCATGGATGCGGACCAACAATTACATGCCTAGCCGCGCTCAGATATGGCTGCCTCATGATGGTGCCACGCATGATAGAGTCTACGATGTGTCATATGAGTCATCCCTCCGGGCAGCAGGCTACACAGTTACTGTCATTAAAAACCAAGGCAAAGGCGCAGCTAAGGCGCGGATAGAAGAGGCTAGACGCTTGTTCCCTTCGTGCTGGTTCAATGAGTCTACTACCAGCGCCGGGATTGATGCGCTCGGTTGGTATCATGAAAAGCACGACGAAAAAAGAAATATTGGACTTGGCCCTGAGCATGATTGGGCGAGTCACGGGGCGGACGCGTTTGGATTAATGTGTGTTGCACATCAAGACCAAGTAACCGTGCGAGAGGTTGATTTGTACCCGGAAGCCTTTAATTAAGGCAACTGCCTATTTATTAATCGATTTAAACGCGTTCTAAGCTGTTTAAATTAAGAGGTTGATACTAAGATACCACCGGATTAGTCCGGTTTTTTCACGTCCAGGAGTTTTGAAAATGGCTGATACCTCATCAAGAACTTACAGCTGGAAAGACCTGGTGCAAGAGACTGAGGGCGAGAAATTACAAAAAAAGCCGGTCACGTATGAATTTAACGGCGGCAAAAAAGTATTTCGTGAGCAAGAAAATAGCGGAGTGTACGAAACAGAAGAATGAGCCAAATAATCACAGATATTTCCATGCCCATATCTGGGTACGCCGACACATTGGCGCGTAATCTAATCGCAAGGCTTGAGCTTCACTATCCATCATTCACAGGCTTTTGGCGGGTAACAGTCAATGAGCCAGGCGGGATCATCGAAGTCACAAACATGATGCTATCTGGTCGATATGGATTTTTGATGCACATCAATAAAATTGATCCTGAGGGTAGAAAAGTGGTCCGTGCTGCCGGTGAATTGCTAGAGAGATACCGATTGTCGCGCTCAAAAATATGTACGTTTGACAGTGTGTTTTCGCTGCCCACAGATTTCCGTGGTGAGCCGGTATTTGATAATGGATGATACAGCGGTTAATACTGATGGCGAGAGAGTGTCGCCAGAGGATGACGAGTGGCTGAAAATGGCGGCGGATGCACATACTCAGTCTACGGATTGGTTTGATGCAAGCGTCAGGCCATCCGTTGAAAAGGCGATGGCACATTTTGCTGGCAGACATGCTCCAGGGTCAAAATATCATGCAGAGTCATATAAGTACAGATCAAAAGGATTTAGGCCAAAGACACGTGCATCTATTCGCAGGAACGAAGCAGCCGCAGCGGTCGCATTTTTCTCGACGCAAGACCTGGTATCGATTACGGCGGAAAATCAGTCTGACCCGATGCAGGTAGCATCAGCGGCAATTCAATCAGAGCTACTAAATTACCGGCTCAGCGATTCAATCCCGTGGTTCCAGACATTAATCGGCGCATATCAAAATTGTCTCAATGTCGGCGTGGTCATATCCCATCAAAGCTGGGAGTACGACGAGGAAGTTAGTGAGGAGCCGGAGCTGGATGAGCTGGGCAACCCTATGATGGGCGAAGATGGCGAGCAGTCTGTAACAGAAACAAGGACTGTAGTAACCGACAAGCCGAAAATTGATCTAGTCGCAATCGAGAATTTCCGCATTTCTCCCGCGTCAGATTGGACTAACCCAGTTGGAACAAGTCCATACGTCATCGAGATGATCCCGATGTTTATCGGTGACATCAAAGAAAAAATGGAGTCCGGCAAGTGGATTAAATACGAGTCGGGCGAGATACAAACCGCAGCGGCGAGTCAGTACGATAGCATACGGGCGGCGAGGGACGGGGTTAAACGCCAAGACGGACTAGACATTACATATGCTACCAGCGACTTTGATACGGTATTTGTCCACCGAAACATTATCCGCAAAGATGGTGATGATGTAATTTTCTACACGCTAGGCACGCACCTTAGATTAAGCGAGCCAAAGCCATTGCGCGAAGAGTACATACACCTACGCAAGGGCGAAAGGCCATATGTAATCGGTAGTTGCTTGATCGAAACGCACAAGCCAATACCAGCTGGATTAAACGAGCTGACGTTTAACTTGCAAGAAGAAACAAACGAGATTCAGAATCAGCGCCGGGATAACGTTTCCCTGGTGATGAACCGTCGTTACTTTGCGCGACGTGGCGCCAATGTCGATTTTAAAAGCTTGACCCGCAATGTCCCTGGGTCGGTAACTCTTGTTGATGATATTAACGGGGATATTCGCTGGGATTCTCCAATTGACATTACTCAGTCGAGTTACGCAGAGCAAGATCGTGTTAATACTGACTATGATGAATTGGCCGGTACATTCTCGCCGGGATCAGTGCAGACCAACCGCAAATTAAATGAGACTGTAGGCGGCATGGAGTTGCTGGCCGGCGATGCGAACGTAATCACGGAATATCAGCTAAGAGTATTTTCGGAAACATGGGTAACGCCGACGTTAAAGCAGCTTGCAAGAATGGAAGTGGCTTACGAAACTGACGAAATGGTACTGGCGATAGCTGGGCAACGTGCAAAGATGTTGCAGCGTTTCGGGATTAATCAGGTCACAGATGATTTGTTGCGTGGCATGGCCAACGTCAATGTTAATGTTGGGTTCGGCGCAACCAATCCTACCCAACGCGTACAGAAGTTAATGACGGGGATACAGGCTATAGCAGGTGTAGCGCCTCAATTGA